CGTTTGGAGCGTTCGCGGCAATGGGCGGTTCGTAATATGCATGAGAATTCGTTGCATGATAGGTCGTGTTTTGTGACCTTGACGTATAGTGATGATTTTTTGCCGTATGGCGGCACTTTGGTTTTGCGTGATTTTCAGTTGTTTCTTAAGCGGTTGCGCAAGCGATGTGGTCCTGTTCGGTTTTTTCATTGTGGCGAGTATGGTGATGAGACTAAGCGCCCTCATTATCATGCGCTTTTGTTTGGCTTCCGGCCTGAGGATTCTGAGTTATATTCTCGGTCGTCTGAATATTCTCTTTTTACTTCGCCTCTTTTGTCGTCTCTCTGGCCTTTTGGTCACTCGACCTTTGGTGAGGTGACGTTTGAAACTGCTGCCTATGTGGCTCGGTATGTTACCAAAAAGATTACCGGTTCTCGTGCGGCTGAGCATTATAGATGGGTTGATCCCGATACCGGTGAGGTTGTTCAGCGTCAGCCGGAATATTGCACCATGAGTCGGCGTCCGGGAATCGGTATGCCTTGGCTGCATCGGTTCGCTTCTGAAACGTTTGCCCATGATAGTGTGGTTATGCGTGGTCGCGAGATGCGGCCTCCGCGTTCGTATGATCGTGTTTTTGAACATCTGGACCCTGAAACGTGGGCCGGTGTGAAGGCGTCTCGCAAGGCTAAGTTGTTGGCTCGGTCTAATCTGCCTACCGATCGTCAGCTTAGGGCTGGTGAGATTATCCAAAACAAGCGTTTACAGGAAAGGAACGCGCTATGATTTGTATCTATACAGTCCATGATTCGACGGCTGAGTATTTTCTTCCGCCCTTTATGGCGCCTAATGATGCGGTGGCTCGTCGGATGTTTATCGGCTCTCTTGGAGATTCCTTTAGCTTTCGGGCCGATTTTGGCTTATACTGTGTCGGTGAATTTGATGATGCTACCGGTCGTGTGACTGCTCGTGACCCTGTTCTGGTGTTGTCTGGTCATTCGATTGCTGCTTCTCTCGATCCTCGGTCTGCTAGTTCGGAGTCTGTGCAATGAAAAGTGTGATGAGTCATTCTTTCAGCCGTGTTCCTCAGGCTGATATTCCTCGATCTAAATTTGATCGGTCTTGTGGTTACAAAACAACCTTTGATGCTGGCTACCTGGTTCCGGTGTTCGTTGATGAGGTTTTGCCAGGTGATACCTTCAGTGCGCGTTTGACAGCCTTCGCGCGGTTGGCCACTCCGCTGCATCCTTTCATGGATAATCTTTTCTTGGATACGCACTTTTTCTTCGTTCCTAATCGGTTGATCTGGTCGAATTGGGAGCGTTTTAATGGTGCTCAGGATAATCCGGGCGACAGCACGGATTTTCTGGTGCCTCAGATGACTGCGCCTGCGGCTGGGTATGTTAACGGTTCGCTTTCGGATTATTTTGGCATCCCTACCGAGGTTCCTAACCTGCCTCACAATTCTTTGCATCATAGGGCTTACAATCTGATCTGGAATGAATGGTTTCGAGATCAGAATCTGCAAGATTCCGTGGTTGTTGATACTGGTGACGGGCCGGATAATCCTGCTGATTATGTCTTGTTGCGTCGTGGTAAGAGGCATGATTATTTTACCTCTGCTTTGCCTTGGCCTCAGAAAGGGCCAAGCGTCGATTTGCCTCTGGGTGATAGTGCTCCCGTTACCGGTCTGTATGTTCGGTTTCAGAACTATTCTGTTACTTCTGATCTTCGTGAAACGGATGGTTCTACTGTTTTGTCGGAGAAGGTTGCTAATGATGTTCGGGCGCAAGAGGACCCGAATAATGTTGGCTTCCCTAATATTCGGGCTGATTTGTCGGGCGCTACTGCGGCGACTATCAACCAGCTGCGTCAGGCGTTCCAGATTCAGAAATTGTATGAGCGTGACGCGCGTGGCGGCACTCGTTATATCGAGTTGTTGAAGGCTCATTTTGGTGTTGTTAGTCCTGATGCGCGCTTGCAGCGTCCTGAATATTTGGGCGGTGGTTCGACGCCGTTGAACATTCAGCCGGTCCCTCAAACTTCTTCTACTGATGCTACGACTCCACAGGGCAACCTTGCTGCGTATGGCACGGCTGCGATCCGTGGCCATGGGTTCAATAAATCTTTCGTTGAACATGGTGTGATTATTGGGTTGGCTTCTGTGCGTGCGGATTTGACCTATCAACAGGGTCTGGATCGGATGTTTTCTCGTCAGACCCGCTGGGATTATTATTGGCCTGCCTTGGCTCATATCGGTGAGCAAGCTGTTCTTAATCAGGAGATTTATGCTCAGGATCCTGCGGTTATTGGCCCGAGTGGATCTCCGGTGAATGAGGAGGTTTTCGGGTATCAGGAGCGGTTCGCTGAATATCGTTATAAGCCTAGTAAGATTACGGGTCAGTTTCGGTCGAATTTTGCTCAGTCTCTTGACACGTGGCATTTGTCACAGGATTTTGCCTCTCTGCCCGCTTTGAATGGCAGTTTTATTGAGGAAAATCCGCCGGTTGATCGCGTGATTGCGGTGCCATCCGCTCCGCATGTGATTTTTGACTCGTATATGTCGCTGAAATGTGCGCGGCCTATGCCGATTTATTCGGTTCCGGGCCTCATAGATCATTTCTAATTCTCAGCAAATATCCCTCCGGTGACGTTCCAGTGCCGGAGGCACTAAGTTGAAGAAAGGGTGCTGAATGGGACTATTGCCGCTTTTGTCGATTGCCGCTCCTGTGTTGGGCGGTATTATGCGGAATCGGTCTAACGAGGCGATTTCGGCTAAACAGATGGCTTTTCAGGAGCGCATGAGCAATACAGCCTATCAGCGGTCTATGTCTGATATGAAAGCTGCTGGTCTTAACCCTATTTTGGCTTACAAGATGGGTGGCGCTTCTACTCCTGCTGGTGCTGGTATTCCTGCTCAGAATATTTTCGAGGACGTGCCGGCGTCTATTCAGGCAAATTCGGCTCGTCAGTTGGCGTCTGCTCAGGTTGAGAATCTTCGGTCGCAGACTGCTTTGAATTCTGAGCGTGTTCAGACTGAATTGACTAATCAGGCTCTTAACAATGCAAATTCTGCGTTGGCGGCTGCTCGTGCTACTACCGAAGGTTTTCAGCAAGATAATTTGGGTGCTTTGATCCGGTTGACTGATGCGAGGACTGCTACCGAGTTACAGAACGCTCAGGTTGCTTCTACTACGTTTCAGAATTTGTTGAAAACGGGTGAGATTTTGTCTGCGAATATTAGCGAGGCTCAGGCTCGCGCGGCTTTGGCTGTGCTTGATCGCTCGATTTATGAAAGTGGTCCCTATGAAACTTATCGTTGGTTAGAACGTTTTGGCGTTGCTCCTGCTCAGATCGTCAATGCCTTGATTAGGCGTGGTGGTTCTAGGGTTCCGGCTGCTGTTCGTTCGTTGTTGTCCCCTACTCTTACGGAATGAGGTGTTGCTATGACATTTTTCAAGGTCCCCTATTCGGAGCTTCCGAGGTTTCAGTTCGAAACGGTTGGTCCGTCTCTTACCCGTCAATCCTCGAAAGCGGAGTGCGATATAAACAGGATTATGGAAAGGTTCGAAAAGACCGGCGTTTTAGAGCATCGAAACCGGTTCGAGGGTTCGTATGGTGATTTCACGAATACCCCTCAGGACTACCATGATGCGGTTAATCAGGTTCTTGCGGCTGATGAGATGTTTCAGTCGCTTCCGGCTCGGGTGCGCAAGCGTTTTGGGAATGATCCTGCCGAGTTCGTTGATTTTGTCTCTGATCCGGCCAATGTTGATGAGATGCGCTCTTTGGGCCTTCTAAAGCCCGTTGGTTCGTCTGAGGTGGTCGAGCCTGTGTCGGCCTCTAAGGCCGCCTCAGCGGCCTCTAAATCGGCTTCTTCGTCGGAGTCTAAGTCGGATTCCGGCTCTGAGCCGGAATGATTGCACAGTTACCCTTCTTGATGTAACTGTGCTGACTGACACCATGTCAGTCTTTAGTGAGGTGATAGGATGAAAAAACGCTCGAAGATGTCTCGTCGTAGTTCTCGTCGGAATTTCCGTGCTGGTGCTCGTGTCAAGTCGCGGAATTTCCTCACGGGTTCTATGCGTGGTGGTATCCGGCTTTGATATGCCGTGTTATCGGCCTCTTGATGGCTGGGTTGCGTTACCTAGTCTGAAAGCGGACGGTTCTATGAGCAAGGGCGGCGGTTTTACTACTCGCCGTGCCTTGTCTACTGGTGAGCCTCTGACAGTGCCTTGTGGCCAGTGTATCGGGTG